ATGAGCTACCTCAACGGCTACGCCGACCCAGACTACCTCCAAGAGCTGCCCAAGTTTCGCCTACCCATGCTAGGCCAGGGTGGCACCTACCGCGCCTTCGAAATTACTGGTGACTCCATGCTGCCTATAGCCAGTGGCACCGTAATCGTTGGCCGCTACGTCTCCGACTGGATGACTATTAAGGATGGCACGCCCTGCATCGTGGTCAGCAGCAAGGAAGGCATTCTGTTCAAGCGGGTTTTCAACCGCCTCAAAGACTCGGCTACGCTGGCCCTGCACTCTGATAACCCGCTGTATTCGCCCTACAGCATTGATGTAGAAGATGTGGTGGAAATCTGGGAAGCCAAGTCCTACATCAGCAGCACTTTCCCGATTGCTGATCTCTCCCTTAACCGGCTGGCCAGCATCGTGCTGGACTTGCAACAGCAGGTAGCATCCATGAAGAAGTTCTAATCCTGCTGCGATGAAACCTGTCCTCATCACCATCGCCGAAGCCAAGCGCATTGCCGCTGCCAAAGCCCTCTACAACGCCGAAGCCTCATACCGTCAGGCCTGCTTGGAATTGGAAGCTGCCCGTGTCGGCTTGGTCCTGCCTGCTAAGCAGCGCGGAACCGCCGCCGGGGAAGGTAGCCGCAGCCTAGCATTTGCGCGGGCCTTCGGTGAGCCAGTGAACATGCAGCCTACCGCCTAGAAAACAAACAGCCCGCAGGCCGGAATCCCGCGGGCTATTCACTCAATTCATTAACAGTGCAAAGATGCTAAACGCAGATCAAGTATCCCACATCATTAGCCTGCTTAAGCCCCAGGTAAGCAAGGAAGAGATTGAACAGGTAGAAATAATGCTCTCGACACCTGTAGTCAGTGGCGATGTGCAGAGCATGGCCTTCTATCATGCCGATGTTATTAAGGACGTGTTGACTGAGCGAGTTCGTCAGCATAACAAGTTCGGCTATCAGAATCGGCCCCCGTTTGAGTGGTTTCTCATCTTATCAGAAGAGGTTGGGGAGGTGGCCAAGGAGTGTGTAGAGATGCAGTTTAACGATGCCTCACACCCTCATTCCAATCCAGCGGCATACCGCAAGGAACTGGTCGAAGTAGCAGCTGTCGCCTTAGCCGCACTGCAGAATTTCGACATGCGGGCTTCTAGCCACGCAAAGCCAATTGGGCTATGAAAGTCGGACGCATCGCCTACGCTGGGCCGCTGGCCCTACTGCTCGTCACCATCCAAGCCACTGCCGCCAAATGATACGCCACCACCTTCCCGCCCCCACGCCTGAGCAAAAAGCTACCCGCGCCACTGCTTACTGGCTACTCGTCTTTTTCGGCTGCATCCTGCTCACCATCCTCGGTAGCTGCAAGATGGCCCAACCTAAGAAGGCTAAGCCAGCACTAGGCCTGCTACAGGACAAGGAGGTGCCGCTCCCAAAATACGGCTGGTACCCAAGTGACGCCCGCCCCTAAAACAGTAGCGGCGCTACCCCTCGGAAGGTAGCGCCGCCTAATACTCAAAGTCTTAACAGCCGCAAATATATGTCTACTGAGATAGAAAAACCGAATACCAAAGTAGCGAAGGCTAAAACCACTGTGAGCAGCCTTACCCTCGGCAACGCCGATGATGCGCTTACGCTGGCCACTGAGCTGCAAAAGTTCGTCCGTGACAATAAGCTGACCAGCACCATTCAGGGCAAGCAGTTCCCCAACGTCGAGGCCTGGCAGTTCGCCGGTACCCTGCTCGGGTTGAGCGCTGTACTTGAAAGCATTGAGGATAAAAGCTCTGAGGCCGAAAGCAAATGGGCCGCTACCGTGCAGCTGGTGAATGTAAAGACGGGCGACATCGTAGGCCGGGGCTTTGCCACCTGCTCTAATAAGGAGCACACCAAGCGCAGCTTCGCCGATTACGCTATCTGCTCAATGGCCCAGACCCGCGCTGTCGGTAAGGCCTACCGCTTGACGCTAGGCTGGCTGATGAAAGCTGCTGGCTATGAGGCTACGCCTGCTGAGGAAATGGCAGATCAGGAGACCAGTGCGCAGGTAGTAGACGAGAAGCCCCGCCCTACTCAGCCGGCCGCACAAGAGGCCAGCGCGCCGGCTTCGCCACAAATGGTAGCCTCCGAAGAGTCCGACCCAAACCGCGCCGCTGAAGACTTCTTATCGGTGGCCTTAATCATTGATCTGATTAACAGTGCAGAGACACTAGATGAGTTGCAGGGTATCTGGTTCGGAGAGGCTAAGCCTTATCAGAAGGAGATTGATGTACTCGGCGCTAAAGAAGCGCGCAAAACCCTTCTGAAAAACGCCTCCGCCCAGGCTGCCTAATCACTTGCCCCGCTGCCACCGGTGGCGGGGCTTATTCGTGCCTCTTCTAACTGATTGTAATTATGGTAGTTGTTAGCAGTTTGCATAGAGAGTTGCTGGGTCTGGAAACAGCAGAGCCAGTTAAGAACGCTGGTGAGTTGTGGCCAGCCGCACAGCAGCAAATACGGGAACGCGCCTTAGCTGGCAAGCTTTCCGAAGATATGCGCAAACAAGCGCTGTGGTTAGGCTTTGAGGTGCCAGAGTATAAGCCTCTCATAACCTTTCGATATGTGCCTACGCCTGCTCCTGTGCCCTCATTTGAGGACTTGGCACAGTTGGCAGCGGGTTACTTTGGTCCTGCCACACAGGCCCAAGTATTCGAGCTCTCCCCTAGCAACGGCCTACGTCGTTCGTATGATCTGCCCGGCCGTAGAGTAAGCCCTCAGAATTACAGCATCTATGCTGCTGGGCGGGTGTGGTATATCATAGGCCACCCCTTCGCCAAGTATGCTACCCTGTCCGAACGGACCGCCGCCAACAGTGCTCGGCGGGCAGCAAATGAAATGGCTCGGGCAGCCAAGGCCACTAAGCAGGCGCAAGCCGCAACGCCACCACTTTTTGCGGAATTCTTTGGCCCGGCTAAGGTTACAGCCCCTCGGTACACGAATGCTGAGCAGGCGCTAAGCTTTGAAACGATGCGCAGGCAAGAGTGGCTTACCAACATGCGTAGCCACATAGCGCGGGAAATCCTAGAAGTACGGCGGCGTCTTGCTGCTATGCCAGAGGAGGCAGTAGCGCGGGTATATACCCAGTGGCAAAGCCAGCGCCATGCTTGCGGCCTAGTTTATCTGCTAGATAAGCTATGGCAGCTGCAAAGAAAGGAGGTGGCCAGTGCCTAGCAAGACAACCCCAGCCCAGCGCGTAGCCGAGCTGCTACGGGAGCTGAGCACCCGGCGGCGGGTGTACCCTCACTGGATCGATAAGCACCGCAAGGACGCTAAGACCGGCATAAGTCCGGAGGATGCCGCCCACCGGATAGCAGCCATTGAGGAACTGATTGAGGATATGTACACCCTCTACCCTTCCCTTCGCCCGGTGGTACAGGCCAGCCTATTTGAGATTCCCCCAGTGCATAAGAACCCGCCTAGGCCAGAGCGACCATGACCACCGCCCCGAACCGCTACCACCGAGCCGAAACCGCCGGCGGCTCTACTCCCCCCACCCTACCACGTCGCATGTACCCGATTCGCCAAGCTATCAACCAAATTCGCGGCCTCCGCTCCGAGCCTAAGTCGGTGCTGGTGGAGGTGTGCGAATTGCATGAGAACGGCAAACGCCGGCAGTGTGACGCTACCAACAGCTACCTAGCAGAACGCCTCGGCATGACGGGTAAAAACGTTTCCCGCCTGCTCTCTGGCCTCGTCTCTGGTGGCTGGTTAGAGTGTGATGTATTCCCGCATTTGGCTAACCGCCGGCTGCTCACTCCGACCCCAAAAACGCGGGCACTGTATGTGCCCGAAGTAGCCGCCGCACTATCCCCAGTTCCGCTAAGTGGGGATACCCCAGTACTAAGTGGGGATACCCCAGAAGTGGGGATACCTCACCCCAGAAGTGAGGATAGGGTATCCCCAGAAGTGGGGATAGGGTCACCCCAGAAGTGGGGAGACTTGTCTACGACCAAGAACGACCATAGTACGAACAAGGTGGAGGGGGAGGCGCTTCGCTCCGCTCTCGCCGCCGCCGAAAAAAAAATACAAGAGTTGGTTACGGCCACCATCGAGCTAGCAAGGAGCAAGGCTCAGGTAGTTTCCGACCTAGAAGAAGTTACCCGCCAACGCGACGAGCTGCAAGCCTCAGTGAATGCCAATCGTTCGGCCGCGTCGGCTTCGCACACTGGGGGGGGCGCCGGCCGCAGCCGGGCACAAGTTTCCTTTCGCCAATAGCAAGGCAGCTACCGAGGCTGGCCTACGCGCCCTGGCTCAGCGCCTGGGGTATGGTGCTGCCTACCTGCCTCACTACCTCGCTCACATGGCTTTGAAAGCCGAAAACATGCCAGTGCGCGACGAACAGGGCTGGCAAAACTACGCCCAGCGCTTCCTGGAAAATGATGCCAACAACTCTAAAGCGGGCCTGATTACCACCCCTCCAAAAGATTCCGCCAATGCTACCGCAAACCTCACAGGCCGGTCACGTTCCGGCTTCCACAGCAAAGACCTCGATTTTAGCGACATACTCGCCGCCAACGCTTATCTCGCTTCTGCGTCAGGACACGGCGACTTACGCGAGCCAGGCCCTGAGCCTGACGCCTCAGAAGGCTTTGCAGTCGAATTCACTAGCTAAGCTCAACAAGGAAGGTGGGCAGGAGTTCGTGAATGCGCTCTCGTTTGCCCTGGCCTTCACGCTGAAGCAGATCAACGTGCAGAACGGCATCAGTGCCATGCAGATTTCGCTGGCCATTCCGCAGCTGCTCCGCCAGTTCTACTACCTGAAGTTCGATGAGGTAGTGCTGTGCTTCCGCGAAGCCGCCCGGGGCCGGTGGGGTACCAACTACAACCGGCTGGACCTGCAAGTCATTACCAGCTGGCTGACGGCCTACGATGAGCAGGTGCGGACGCCGCTAGTGAATGCCCAGGCTACGCACGAGCACGAGCAACTGAAGTCGGGCAAGAACATCATCAACCAGCTCACCACCGCCGAACTCGTGCAACTCGGCTACCAGCCCCTTAACGACTTCACCCGTCAGCAGGTGGCGCAAGAACAGCAGCAGCGCGAAGCCGAGCTGGCCAAGGTGGCTGCCATGCCCGACGACATGCGAGAGGTGGCTAAGGAGCTGAGCCAGCGCGGCAAGGCCTTCAAAGTAGAGCAGGCCCGCTCCATTGATGCCGCTACCAAGCGCCTAGGCCAGATGAATGAGGTCGGCTATGCCCAGCAGGTGCGGGAGTTGATACCCCGCCTCTCGGAAGCCCAGCTTAAACAGATGGAAGACGAGGCATGGGAAACGCGCAACAAAGCTGCCCTAGATGCCATCTCCGAGTACCGCCGTGGTCAAAGTGCCGCGGCATAGCCTACCCCCCAACCCTTCACGCTACTACCTGATGAGACTATGCAGCCTCTTCGCCGGCATCGGCGGCTATTTCTTGGCCTCTCGAATCAATACCTCCAACGTTGAGGCCATGCTTAGGCCACGTTGTTCGGATAATTCTTTGAGTGTAGCCAATGCCTGCTCAGACAACGCAAACGAGGTTCTTTTCTTCTTTGCCATTGGGAAGTGTGGTAAATGTGTGGTAACTTAGGCATAACAATTTACATCAAAGTTATGGCAAATCAACACACCGCAACACCTGTACCAGCACGTGAACTTCTTATGCAGATGTATCACGAACAAGGCTTGAGTCAAAAGGAGGTCGGAGAAGCCCTTGGCGTTTCGCAGAAGGTGGTTTTCGCTTGGCTGAAAAAGCTGGAAATCCCCGCTCGTGTTGCTGCAAAGCGCAATCAGCGCGGCGAAGCCAATCACATGTGGAAGGCTGGCGATGCCTCTTATACTGCTTTCCACCATCGGGTAGAAAGCTTGCGCGGTAAGCCTATGCGCTGCGAAGTGTGTGGCACAGAGGATGAATCTGCGAATTACGATTGGGCCAACCTAACCGGCAACTACCAAGACCCGCAGGATTACAAGCGCATGTGCCGCAGTTGCCATCGGCAATTCGATTACGCTAAAGATGCTACACCATGCGAGTAATGGACTTGTTCGCAGGTATTGGGGGATTTTCCCTCGCCGCGCATTGGATGGGCTGGGCCACCGCCGTCTTCTGCGAGTGGGAAGAATTCCCCCGCCAGGTGCTGATTAAAAATTTCCAGTGTGTACCTGCTGAAGACCTGAGCGCCGCTGAGCTCACCACCATCATCGATGCGTGGAAAGCATGGAAGCCAGGCCAGCCACAACCGACCTCCGTTCTCTATGGTGATATCTGCCACTTTACTGCCTCCGCTTGGCGGAGAGCAATTGACCTTGTTTGCGGTGGGTTCCCCTGCCAAGATGCCAGCCACGCCAGAACCCATAGCTCAGGAGGAAACCATACTGAGCAGGGATTATCAGGCAAGCGAACTGGCCTCTGGTGGGAAAATCATCGGATCATCCAACAGCTGCAGCCTCGTTTCGCAGTCGGTGAAAACGTCTCAGCAATCCGCGGCAAAGGGCTCAACATCATCCTTCAAAGCCTTGCCGAAATCGGGTACGATGCGGAGTGGTGTGATATGCCAGCCCATTGGTTTGGTGCCCCCCACCCGCGTGAGAGGACGTGGATTGTGGCTTACCCCAACGGCCTCGGACGGGGAGAAGAGAGCCTCATTCTCAGCCAAATCATTAGCCGGCCGATTCCACAGGCATCCCAATGGGAACCTAGCCGAGCAATATGCAGCACTTACGGGAAAAAGGCTTTGCCCGAGGCTTACGGAATACCTGATGGGATACCCCGAAAACTGGGCAAGCGTGGCGTAGATCCTGAGATAAAAGCACACGGCAACGCCATAGTACCCCAAGTGGCCTACCAACTCTTCCTCGCTATTGCTGACTGGATAGCCCAGTATGCCCCATGAGCGCTAACACTCAAATTATCTCCCGTCTCCGGAGCGAGAAGCTAGATGAGCTCCAACGCCTACTGCGCATCTACGCCACCGATGCCCAGACCGTGAAACTGATCAACAACGAAATCAAACGGCGTCAAGCCAAACTCTCCACATGAGCACTACCCCAACCTATACCGAGGCCTCAATTGAGGAAGCCTTTAAACTACTCGACTATGCAGTAAGTGCCAGCCGCGCTGGTGTGCTGTTGCACGAAGAGTTTGAGGACCGAGTAGAGCAGGCTGCCGCCCTGCTACGCCCCGCCACCGATGCCGCCGCGCTGGAGCAGCTGGCCCAGCAGCACCCGATTGATCTGCCGTGGATGCAGCCGGTGGCAGTAATTGCCTCCGATACGCCGGCGCCGACGTGCAGCCCGCTCAGTTGTGATGGGTGTGCAATGTGTGAGGAAGGAGGTAATAATGAGTAAGTCTAAGCTGATACAGACATCTGATTTATTGCCAGGCACTAAGCTTGAGTCCTCAACTAAACCCGGTGAATTCAGCACTGTTGGCGAATTCTACCCCCGTTTTCAGAACTCTAACGGCTACTGGAACACATGGGAAGTGACGTTGGCAGACCCTAGATACAAGCCACGTCTTACGCTTTCTGCAATCCGTCGGCATTACCGAAAACCTTAATGGCCCTACGCACTGCCTCCCGAGTCGATGCCAACCAGCCCGCAGTCGTGCAAGCGCTGCGGGCCATTGGCGCTTCTGTCCTCTACACGCATCAGCTCAAGAACTGCTTTGATCTGTTGGTCGGCTACCGCGGCCGCACCTTCCTGATTGAAGTCAAAGACCCCGAGCAGCCGCCCAGCAAACGCCAGCTGACCGCCGGCGAAGAAGAGTTCCGCAGCACGTGGCGCGGCTCTCCTTACCACATTGTGCACACGCCCGACGAAGCTATCCAACTCGTTACCGCTCCCTAACTCCCTACTGCTACGCTCTCTCCCTATGCCCCTTATCCAGGATGTTCCGATGATTACCGTATACCGTTCGGGCATTATCAACCTCAACGGGGAAGCAACCCGTCTGATGCACGATACTCACTTGCAGGTAGACTTGCTGCCGCCGGTCAATGCGCGGGCCAGCTGGCAGCTTGACCGCCGCGCTGGGGCCTGCTGTAACCTGCTCAAGGGAGGGCGCAACGGCAGCCACCTGCGCTTCTCGGCACCCTACCGTGCCGCCGAACTGTTCCGGGAGCAGCCCGCCTCCGTCACGCGCATCATCTTCCGCATTACCCCGCATCAGCAGTACTTGGACCTCTACACCTTGGCTGCCGAGCTACCCGTGTCCAATCAGCCCGCAGCATTGCAACAAAAGCCCCGGCGAAAAGCGGCGTAAGGCCCGGTCTGTGGGGAGATTTGGTGTATGTCCACCACTCCCGAACCGCAGTCTACTGAAGCCCCCAAGCTCACAGCGAAGCAGCAACGCTTCGTCGAAGAGTACTGTGTAGACTGGAATGGTACTCAAGCGGGAATTCGGGCCGGTTATGCCAAGAAGACTGCCGCCGCCGAAGCCAGCAGGTTGTTAAGAAATGTTAAGGTTAAAGCCGCCATCGATGAGCGGCTGAATGAGTTGAGCTTGTCCGCTGGGCAAGTCACCAAACTCATCAGTGACATGGCAGAAACCCGCCTCAATGACTTTATAACAGTCAAAGAGGTAGAGCAAGAGACCCGTGTTCCACAGCCGTTAGCAGAGACTATCCGTCTGTTGGAGGAGGAAATTGCATTTGAGGAAGAATACGCCCATCGTTCGGCCGAAGTGCTAGGCTTAGTCGATGAGGCCAAGGAAGATTACTTGGCTGATAAGCGCCGCTCCATCAAATGGAAGCGGCTAGATGTGCTGAAGCACCAGATGACGCTGGAGCGCAATCCTGATGCTTTCATCATGGTACCCGGGCCTCCTACCTTGGTGAAGCGCGCTGATCTGGACCTCGTGAAGATTGCCGAAGCCAAGGAAGGCAACCGCATCAAGTCCTGGCAGCCCTCGGAGTTCGGTACCAAAATCGAGTTCTACGACTCGGCTGCGGCCCTGCGTGATATGGGCCGGGTGCGCGGCATCTTCGAGAAGGATAACAGCCAAGCAGCCACTACGGCCGTCATCCACACGAAGACTGAGATTATCAACACTGGCCCCCCGATTGCCCGGTCAGAAAAGGACATAGACGATGTTTAAGTCTGGACGCCTTTTCGGGGACAACTACCATAGCGCGGCCGATACTGTCGTCAACCAGGGCGGTACCAGCTCGGGTAAGACGTACTCCATCCTGCAGGTGCTGTTTCAGAAGCTCTCGGAGCGCACCAGCAAAGTGTGCACAGTGGTTGGCCAGGACATTCCCAACCTGAAGGCGGGTGCCCTGCGTGATGCGCTCGACATCTACAACAACTCCGAGGAGTTGAAAAGCCTCATCAAGTCTTACAACAAGTCGGAACGCATCTTCGAATTCCACAATGGGTGTGTGATGGAGTTTAAGAGCTACGAGGACTCGCAGGATGCCAAGTCGGGTAAGCGGGACTTCTTGTTTTTGAATGAGGCCCAGGGCATTCCCAAGCCCATTTATGACGAACTGGAGCTACGCACCAAAGAGCAGGCCTTCATCGACTACAACCCCAACGCCGAGTTCTGGGTGCATGATGACATCATCGGCAAGTCCGGTGTGGAGCTGCTGATCAGTGACCACCGCCAAAACCCCTTTCTGCTGGATAAGCAGCGAGCCAAGATCGAAGGCCTGAAGGAAAAGGATCTGGAGCTGTGGAAGGTGTACGCACGTGGCAAGACGGGCAAGATTGAAGGCCTAGTGCTTCGCAACACGGTGCTCTGCAACTACGAGGACATTCCGGCCGGGGCCCGCTTTATCGGGCGCGGCATGGACTTCGGCTTTACCAACGACCCCACGACAGCCGTGGATGTGTACCTGTCCGGAGGGGAGCTGTGGCTGGATGAGGTGCTCTACGAAGAAGGCCTGACCAACCCAGACATTCACCGCCGCCTGCTGGCGGAAGACCCTGCGGCTACGCTGAAGGTGATGATAGCCGACTCAGCCGAGCCTAAGAGCATCGAAGAGTTACGGCGGCTCGGCTTCCGCCTGATTGAGCCAGCGCTAAAGGGCCCCGACTCGGTGCGTGCTGGCATAGAAATTTTACAGCGGTACCGCCTCAATGTCACCCGGCGCTCGGTGCACCTGCGCAAGGAGCTGGATAACTACAAATGGAAGGTAGACCGCACCACAGGTAAGCCTACTAATGAGCCCGTGGACGCCTTCAACCACTGTATAGACCCCGTGCGCTACGTGGTGCTCAACAAGCTACCTGCTGCGCTGGCCCCCCGCCGCCGCTCCGCTAAATCCTCACTCGTCCAATAAGTTCTACAGATATGTCAGAAGAAATTCAGTTAGAAACTCCTGCTGAGAAGGTTGCCCGCCTGGAAGAGGATTTGTGCATCGTTGGCATTAGTAGTTCCACGGGTATAGTTCTAGTTACTGTTGAGACAGAGGACGGTGTAGTAGAAGTGCGCGTAGAAACTCCAAAGCTTCGGCACCGCATCTTGGATGCATTGATTGATGGGTTGGGTAATAAACTTGATGAAGCACGCAGGGAGGCGGCTAACGCCTAATGCGCCACGAGCTTAGCCTTACCTCTGCCGATGGCACCGAAACCATCACCCTGCAGGTGCCGACCTCGTGGGATGATGTGACGCTGCAGCAGTACATCGACTACCAGTGCAGCGAGGAGCCGGCTGTGTGTCAGCTGGCCGGCATCACCCAGGCCCAGCTCGACCGGCTGGTGTATACCGATGCGGGCTACCTCATCAACCTGCTGGCCTTCGCTGCCGAGTTGCCCGACCCGCCCTTGTCGGAGGGCATGCGCGACCCGGGCGCCGCCACCTACGGGCAGATGGTGCTGGCCAATCAGTACATCGAAGAGCACCCCGACCAGCCGCACATCTTCTACGCGCCCTACCTGTACGCGCTCTACCGCACCCGCGAGGTGTACGGGCGCAATGACCAGGGCAAGGAGGAGCAAATGCGCCAGGCCATTCTGCAGCAGCCCGTAGGCCAGTGCCTGAGCGACGTGCTTTTTATCTACGCGGGGTGGTTGACTTCCATGAGCGCCACTCCGCAGGTCCCGAAGACGCTGCCGAGCCAGACGATGACGAGTTGGAAGCCGGACTGGAAGAACTGGGGGAGCGTTTTGGCCCGCTGCTTACCGTCGATGCGCTCAGCAGCGCCTTCCGCTGCTCCTGGGCCGACCTCTACGCCCTGAGCGCCGATACCGTGTACCGCAAGCTGCGAGTAGAGCAGGCCAAAGCGGCTTACCAGCGCAGGCTAGCCAAGATTCACCGAGAGAAAACCAAGTAGTTATGAGCAATTCAGTACTCAAGCCCATCGAAAATGATCCAGGCGTTTACCGCTTTAACTGCCCTGGGTGCAATCATGACCACTATGTAAACACTGTTACAGCCAATGGCAATGGTGCAAAGTGGAGCTACAACGGCAACCCTGAGCGGCCAACATTTAGCCCAAGCTTACTCATTCGTAGTGGGCACTTCATTCCTGGCTATAGTGGTCGGTGCTGGTGCGACTATAACCGTGAGCACCCAGACGACCCAGCGCCCGCAAGCGTCTGCTGTTACATCTGCCACTCCTTTGTTCGGGATGGGCAGATTCAATTCCTGAGTGACTGCACTCACGCGCTGGCTGGGCAAACTGTGCCACTGCAGCCCTATGACGCATGAGCCGCCGGTACCGCGACCCGCCTAGGCCCTGCGGTAAGAAGAAGCTCAGCGAGAGCAAAGCGCATGGCGTGGTAGAACGCGCCCGCCGCAGCCCCTCCGATCGTCGCCATGAAATCCGGGTGTACTTCTGCCGAGGCTGTGACGCCTGGCATACCAGCAGTGCCCCCTTCACCACCGCCGCCCAACGCCGGGCATTACGAGAGCAAGCATGACCGAATTAACTCAACTCTATACCGTGGCAGAGCACGGCTTTGGCGACTGCCTACGCACTGCTTTTGCGTGCATCCTAGACAAGCAGCACCCGTCAGAGATACCCATGTTCACTTTCGAGGAAGACGGAACGCCTACGGGCCCAGATTGGGGCCTGAAAATGATGCGTTGGTTTCGAGAGCAAGGGTATGAATGGGACACCATAGACCTGAAAGCCGTGCGCCAAGGCCGCGAAATGGCACCAGGCACACTTGAAATGCTCGATGGGTATTGGGTGGCATCGGGCCTTTCTCCGCGCTTCTATCCAGATGGCAGCATCATGCACCATGCAGTAGTAGGCTTTGGCCGGGACATGCAAATAGTGCACGATCCGCACCCCTTGCGCACTGGCTTACGCGGCTTGCCAGAAACAGCCTATTGCTTGACCCCTATTCAGAAGTAGCATGACCCACGCCGAAATCGTCGCCTACCTCGAAGCCCAGGCTCTGGCCGCCGGGGCCGCTTCCTTCTGGCATGGCAAGCAGGCCCAGGCCGATATCAACTACAACGCCGCATTTCCCCAGGCGCACCTGTTTCTGATGCCCAGCCGCATCAAGGGCAACACCATCACTACGCAGGTGGCTATGTGCTTCTACGGCAAGGATGAGCACGAAAACGGCTCGGCTGACTCCGTGTTCATTCAAGATGCCATGGATAAGCTCACCCAGAAGTTTCACGGTCTACTGGCCTCGGAAGAGGATGCCGACGTGGCACTAGTCGATGATGCTATGGACCGCACCCCCGTGCTTCGGAAGGGCGCGGCCATCGGTACAGGCTACCTGGTCAACTTCACCCTGCACAGTCTCGTGGTATGCTAAGCACTCCTGAACAGCATCGGGCCCTTTTCTTAGAAATAGCGGCAGAAATGACACCCGAGCGATTGGCTGAAGCACTAAAGCCAATAGAGCTGCCTCCTATTTCCATAGAGTTATCGCAAGCAGATAAACAGCGAGACAATGATTTGCTTAACAGGCTGATGTATTCGGCTATTGTCATTCGCCCTGAAATACCAACACCACCATGCTAGCCAGTGCCGAGGCGACCTTTGCCAAGTCCATGCCCGAACTGGTAGAGCTGACCATTGAAGCCCTGAAGTCACACCCGCAGCCGCCGTACGGCAAGCCTGCCTATGCCAGTGGCCGCACGGCCCAGCAGATTCGGGAAGAGCACGGCGACGATTTCGGCCAGGTACTGGGCCCCGCCCACATGCAGACCCTGCTCACCGGCCGCGGGCCTACCCGGGGTGGCGGTAGTGCCGGCGGCGACCCGTTGCATACCATTCTGGAGCAGTGGGCTCAGGACAAGGGTCTACAGCTACGAGATGGTATGACCTTCAAACAGTTCGGCTACGCCGCTGCCTACAACATTCACAAGCAGGGCACGGCGCTCTACCGGCTCAAGCAGCCTTCTGGCCTACTGGATAAGGTGCTGACGACTGATTTTCTCAACACCCTCAAAGCCCGCATTGCCGCGGGCGAAATGGTGGCCATTGCCACCGAACTACGCACCGTCTTAGCTGCCTGATATGGCCCTGAAGCGCATTTATGAAGCATACACCGAGGTTTCGCGGCAAGATGATCCGCAAAACCCGGGCGTGTATACCATTCAGTACGAGTACACCTACTCCTTCTGGGATGACGTAGCCAAGGCCGTAGAGGCGGGCACGCAACCCTCCAGCTATATGGGGGGCTACGCCGGAGCTCCGCCCGAGCCGCAGGCCTACAGCTGGCCCACCGATACTCCGCTGGATGCCTACACGGTACCCACCGACCCCGCCGCAGCGGGCTACGTGGCACAGTACGCTGGGCAGTACGTGACGGTGTACCATGACGGAGCGGGCGGCGTCACCTATGCGCCAGCGGATGTATGCGACCTGGCCATTAAGAACATTCGGCCCCAAGCCCCAAGCGGCCCAGGCGCGCCTGGCTCGGTATCGTTCGAGGCCACCACCTCGGCGGCCACCGTTACGGTCAACGTGCACGAGGCGGCTAGTGGCGCGTTTGTGCTCTCGCTGTTTCAAGTAGCCCCCGGCTTGCTCGGCACGAACCTAGCGCCGGGTAACTACGCCTTGCGCGTGCAGGATGCGCAGGGCTGCCAACTCGGCATCAGCCCCGAAATCCTGTTCACGGTGCCTACTGCGCCCGCGCTGGTGGTGCTGGGCTGCATGGATGAAGAGGCCACCAACTACAACCCGCTGGCCACCGAAGACAACGGTACCTGCCGCTACGCGCCCCGCTGGGTAGGCGCGTGGAGCCCCGAGGGCGTGAAGGTAACGGTAGCCCCGGCTGGTGACCCGCTGCCCGCCTACCTCAGCGCTGAGCTACTGGCCGGCTACCCCGTAGGCCACCCATTGGCTGCTAGCAGGCCACTGGTGCGCGTGGCGCTGTTACGGGCTACCGTAGCGCCTTCGGGGCTGGCCACGTTCGATCTGGCCCCGTATCTGCGCGCTGAGCTTGGCAGCCTGCAGCAGGGTGCCCGGCGGCTGGACCTGAACAGCGCCACCGCGCATACGTCCGATCTGTTCGTGGGCTTCCAGCTGCTGGTAGGCGGCGCTTCCGTGGCCAAGGGCTATGCGCTGAACTCAGCACTGGACGAAGTGACGCTGGAGCTGCTGCGTGGTAGTGACTTGCCGCTGTCGCCGTTCGGCAAGACGCTGCCCGTGTGGGGCGGGTATGATTTTCCAGTGTATGCGCTGGATGAAGACCCGAGCGGCCGCTTTGGGCTGGTTACGCCGCGGCCCGCGGCCAATGACGGCACCAAGGATATTCGCGTAGTGAACCTGCCGTGCCCACGCTACGGGCTACCGGTGGCGTGGCTGGCCCCAGGAGGTGGCTTCGGCTACTGGGTATTTGCCGGAAATCACGCCCTGGGTGATGAGGTAGGCGAAGGTCAGAGCTACTTGGAGGCTACCACCCAGCAGCTGCGCTACAGCAGCCGCACAGCGTCTCGGCAAGTCGTAGAGGCCAGCAGCGGCGTGTTTAGCCAGCGCGCCCTAGCGGAGGGCCTGCGTACGTTGCGGCGCTCGGTGCAGGCCTGGTACCAGCCCGAGGGGCCGGGTACTACCTGGGTGCCCATTACGCTGAAGGGCGGCAGCTTTCCCGCTTACCGCGAAGGGCGCAACCGCTATGAGGCCACTATCCAATTCACCGAGGCTGTGCCTCAGTACGTGCAAGGGCAATGAAACGACTGAACAGCGAAACAGCCTACCCAGGTTTGCCCACATTCAAGATGAAACGGGGCTACGTGAACGGAAACCTCATTCTCCGAATAGTTATGCGCAAAATGATGCGTGTAATGATCGAAGATTTAAAGCGCATGATGCCATGATTACACCAGAAGCAGCTGTGGCTATTGTAATTGTCTTGCTAGGCCTCTTGATGATGGGCTGGCTTTTGGTAATGGTGAATGAAAGCCGCAAAGCGAAGAACCATGCCTTTCGCCGCTTTTCTGAATTTCCACCCCCGCCGCCTCGTCCTATGCCCACTAAGTCTGACTTGGAGAACAAACAGGCCAGGGAAGAGTGGAAAGCCAAATGGGATGCCTATAACGCCAAATATCCCTCATGAGCAATCAACTCCTCGTCGGCGGCATTGCCCTGGACCTCTCTCCGGATACGGTTATCCTGCCCAGCTTTCAGGCCAATGACCTCACCAAGCCCGACACCATCCAATCGGACTTCTCGCCCGAGTTCAGCCTACCTGGTACGCAGAAAAACCACCAACTGCTGGGCCGCGCAGCCTACGGCGGCACCCTGGCCGGTATTCCCTACCGCAAGCTCATGGCCACGCTGCTCAGTGATGGCGTGGAAATCATGCCGCTGGCCCTGCTCATTGTGAAGGGCTACGCCGGCGGCAAGTACCAGGTGCAGCTGTTTGCCGGTAACCGCCGCTTCATTGAGCAGCTAGGCGACAAGACGCTACAGGAGCTGGACTTTTCCCGCTTCAATCACCTCTGGACGCTCGATAACGTGGCCAGCCGCTTGCCGCTGGCCTACTGGCAGGAGCACGGCTGGGGCTATGAGGTGCTGGACCGCGGCCGTCCGCTGGACCTGACGGCCCTGAACCCGTTCATCTGCCTGCCCTCGGTGTCAGCCCAACTCATTTGGGATCAGATGCTAGCCGAAGCGGAGTTTACGGCGACGGACCTGAGCCAGGAGCCGTTGTTTTCGCGGCTCAACGTGCCTTCCCCGCAGGTGGCCGGTTACCCCGCTGACTTTATAGCCGCCCGCCAACTGGTGGCCGGGCATCCACAGCAGCCTATTGTGCCACGCCGGCAAGCGGCTACCCGTGATCCGCTGGAATTTCAGGTGCCCTTTACGTTTCACCCCGCCGGTACCGACCCGTTTCACACGCCCACTATTCCGGGCATGCTCATCGAGCGCACGTTCTCCGAGCACGGCGAAACGTATCCGTTCACTATCTACGTGCCAGACACGGCCTGCTTGCTCACCATCGAAGCTAGGGTAAACGTGGACTTCGAGGTACGCCTCGGCAAGGTGCGCGCCCGCCTCTCACTCTACAAAAACGGGCTGCTCTGGGTGGAGGGTACCGCCCAAGAAGTGGGCACGGGCTCCAATCACCTCGTCTCGGCTAGTGTAACCGCTACGCGGGAGCCCGTTGCCGCTGGCGACGAAATCTACTGCGTGCTGCGGCTGGAAAGCGTGAGCCTCGTGAGTGCGCGCTGGGGCTTCTATACCGGTTTGTTCTCGGGCCAGCAGTACGGGCCCTTCGACATGCCCAGCCCGCTCGATCAGTGGAAGATTGAGGTAGTGAGCGAAGTGCCGCCCGGGGGCCAGATCAACCTAGCCGCTTGGCTGCCCGACATGAAGCAGCTCGACTTCTTCAAAACCATCGTGCAGCTGCTCGGCCTTACGGTGCAGACCGATGCGTACGACAGTCACTTGCACCTGGGCCTGTCGGGTACGGTGCTCGACAATGCCCCGAAAGCGCTGGACTGGACAGGCAAGCGGGATGCCCCGTTTCTGCCCGCCGGCGAAGCGCGGGACGTGGTGTTTCGCTTTGGCAGCTACGGCCGCAAAAACTGGCTGCGCTGGACGACCGATAGCGTAGACAGCTACGACGTGACCGAGGCCAGCAGCCGCGTGGGCAAGGTGATACCCAAGGGCTACGCCGATGGCTATTTGGCGGTGGCTGACGAGAACCTACCCGCTGAAGCTAGCCTGGGCACGCTGCCGTTTGCGGCTACGGGCAACAGCCAAGCACTACCCGGTGGGCTGAAAATTCCCAACTGGAAGCGCAATGAGTCGGGTGGTACTATTACCTACGATCAGCAGGACGTGGTACCGCGCCTGACCCTGCGCACCGGGGCCCCGCTGCAAGTGGTGCTGCGCTACCTGCTAGGCACGCGCACCGTGTCAACCGTGCTCAGCTACTTCGCCGATGCTACGGCGCAAGTAGAGCTGGACTTGCAGCGCTGCATCTTGCCTCGTTACTGGCGGGGGCTGGCGGCCATGCTGTTGGAAGCCCGCTACCACAAAGAGCGGTACCGCTTGACCCAGCAGGACATTGCCGCCCTTGACTACACGATGCCTATCTGGGACGGGGTGCTAGGCGACTACTTTGCCATCAGTCAAGTAGCTGAGTTCAGCGCAGATAGGCCTACCGAGGTGGCCTTGTGCCGGCTGCACCCGTCGCTGCTGGCCCCGCCGGTTTCGGCTACCCAGCCCGCTATCGGCTTGGAATTCTTCGAAGGTGAGTTCAACGTGACAGCTACTACGCCACCCGAATTTTATTAAGTTCGCCTATCGTAAATAATAATTTTAAAAGAATACGTTAAAGGATTTCACCAAAGCTCAAGCAACCTATAAAGGAAAATCAGGAATGAATAAGCCAGTGCCTGGGACTCGCTACCAAGTTGGGTTATCTCCACTACCTAATCCTGAATATCTAACAGTTGGAATCGAAGGCGGGCCAGGCACAGCCACCACCGCCTATGAAAGAATCACTTACAGCATCCAAGAAGAATTTTGGCAAGACTGGGAAAACGTGGTAGATGTGGAAGGAGCCCCAATTCGACTTCAATAAAGCAAAAGCCCCGACCTACACAGGCCGGGGCTTTTCGTTAAGTTAGCAGTCAACTAAACCCTCTTTATATGGCAGAGAATAACGAAGATTTGACATTCCGCCCAGACATTGCAACGATCAATATGCTTTTGGACGTGAAAGCAATGCTCACGGTTTCATTAAACATTCAATCTGATTTATTAGCGCATAACTCAGGTAAAGACAATATGGAAGTGCGCAAAGAGACTTGGGATCGGGTTGCTACAACCCGAAAGAAAGAGGTTGAGGCCTTCGAAGAATCGTTAAGAAATAAATGAAAAAAGCCCCAACCTTGCATAGGTTGGGGCTTTTGCTTTAGGAATAAATCACCTTCTAGGTGTTCGACATGCTTTGAGTGAACTCATCTCGGGCCAATCCCTCTTTCACATCTACGATGGTGGCCTTGATGGCCCCGCTTCTCCGGATGGCGGCTACAACGCCCGCTCCAACCTCTTCTGCTGATAACGCAGGTGCCGGCCCCTTTACCGACTCGCGCACGAAGCTGGATTGTACCACGCCACCCAGCGCCATATGCCCCGAGGGAGCCAACGGCTTGCCGCCACCCATCACGTTGAGCACAGAAGCCAGGGGCCGCAGCAGCGGGCTACGCCACACGCCCTTGGTCAGAATAATTTCATCCCCCTCAGCTTCGCCCATGGGCCGGCCCGTCAAGCGGTGCACCAATGGTATGCCGCCCTGGCTGTGGCTGGGCCCGTTGAGTACGCCCCCCTCGGCAAACCGCTGGCTGCTGATAGCGGCAATCTGCGCGCCCGCTGTAGCCGTGAGCAGACCAATCTGCACGCCTCGTACTACCGTAGCAAACGGCTCGACGAACGGCGCCGCGGGAGCCCGTAGAATCTGCATTACGCCGCTGGCCAGATCAATCAGGGCCTGGGCAATGGCAATCTTGCGGCGCTTCTCGGCATACTCTTTCTCAATGCGCTCCTGGTTCTGGGCGTGGGCCTTCTGGATTTTCTCCCGCTGCTCGGCATTGTCGCCGGCCGCGGCCAACTGGCGGCGCATCTGCTCACTGTCCCGGTTCAGGGCCTGCGACTTGGCTGCTTCTTGAATGGTGTTGAGGCTATTGACCGAGTTAGCCGTTAGCGCCGCAATAGCCTCAAACTGCTCACCGAGGAGTTGCTTACGGCCCTCAGTGGTTTGGCGGTCTAGCTCCAGCAGTCGGGCTGCCGTTTCCTGCTCGATGCGCAAGCGCTCAGCGCTGCCTTCTTTGGTGCCGAGTATCTGTGCATCCCGTTCGGCCAGAATGCCCGCTTTACGCGCATTTAAGAAACCCTCCGACAGTTGCACGCGCCGGGCCTCTTCCTGGCTTAGGCCGAGTAGCTGCCGATCAGTGGCCAGCGTCAGCAGCTGAGCTCGTTCGTCCAGGGCTACCCGCTGCCGCTCGACTTCCTCAGCGGCATTGTCGGTGGCTAGCTGCTTGAGGTCAGCGGCCAGCTTGGTGCGGATAGCGTACTCTTTGGCCGCGTTGTCTTCCCGTACATCTAGGGCAGCCAGCTGCAACTCAGTATCCAACTCCAGGGCCCGGCGGCTCAGCTCGTATTTCTGCTGGGTGCCTACTTCGGCCACGCTTAGAGCCCCGGCGACGAAATCACGTTCCGCCTGCAGGCCTTCCTGGGCCCGCTTGCGCTCGGTGTCGGTTTCCAGCTTGAGTTTATCCGCCTCATACTTGGCATCAATCAAGGACTTTTGCCGAGTCGTCATGTCTTTCTGGGCTAAGTCTAGCTTATGCTGCGTGTCCAGCTTCCGGCGCAGAATGTTCAACTCCTCCTCGGAATTGGCCTGCACCTTGGCTAGCTCCAAGTCCAGAAAGCCGAGCTGTACTTTCAGTTCGTTTTGCCGCGCGGCTAGGGCCTTATCTGCTGCTTTCTGCCGCGCGTCGGCCGCTGTTTTCTCGGCTTCCTTCTCTTTATCCAGCCCTTCTTTGGTGAGCTGAAAGCGGTTGGTGATGTACTCGTTACGGCGGCCAGCGGCATCCTCTTCGAGGTCGGCTAGTTCCGCCCGGGCCTCGGCTTCTTTATCGAGCAGTTCGGCACCCGCCTTGGCAGCGCCACCACGCAGAGCAATCTGCTCTTTGTAGATGGCTAGCTGCTCTTTGGCCTGCTTTACCAGAATGCCTTCGCGGGCCTGCTCCACCTTAAACGCATCCTCATTGGCTTTTTGGCGCACTTGCAGCGAGTTAAACTCATTATCCCGAATGTTCTTCAGGTTCTCCTCATCCCGCAGCAGGCGCTTATTGGTATCGGCATTCACGCGCCGCTGCTGGTCTAGCTGCTGCTGCCGCTTGGTCAGGTCGCCAGTAAGCGTAATCTCCCGGCTTATTTCGTCACCGATGCCCGTCAGGGCACCTTTTGCCGTTTGAGCCGCCGCCGTGAAGTCACCACTGAGCACCTGCACTACGGCCTTGCCCACGGCACCAAGCCGGTCCGTCACGACATTCACCGCTGCCCCAAGCTGGTTCATGACCTTCTCCACTAGGCGGGTGCCCTCAGCCGTTTTGGTCAGGAATACCACCACGCTGCCCAGCACGACCACCAGTGCCCCGAGACCGGTGGCAATGAGCGCTAGGCGCAGGGCACCCAGGGCCCCGGTTTCCGCCACTGTAGCGGCTTTGGCTAGGTTGGCAGCCTGGGTGTACTTGGCTTTGGCCTCACTGACTTTGTTGAGGCTGACACCGAATACTTCCACGTCACCCACTACCTGCTTTACGGCCGTGCCCAGCTTTACGGGCTCTTTGGCGGTGTCGGCAATCTGGGTCTTCAACTTCTGGATCTGAAAGCCCAGCTTACTATACTCCTCACTGCTCTCGGATACCTGGCTCTGCTCTTGCTCCAGCTTCACGAGTTCGGCGGTGGCCTGCTCAATAGCTGCCGAGTACTCCGCTACTTTCTTTTGTGCTTCCTCATAGCTCAACCCCGCCTTCGCGCCGGCGGCTTGCACAGCGACCCCGTAGGCCGTGGCCTTGCGCTCCAGTTCGGTATAGGCCTCACTGTCTTCGGCTAGGCCTTGCTGCTGAGCCCTGATCTTCACCAGTTCGGCCGTAAGCTCCTCGAAGCTACCAGTAGGCACCTTTACTTCGGGCAGGGGCTCTGCAATCTCCTTCTTAAGCTTCTGGATCTGGAAGCCGATGCGGGCGTACTGCTCACTGCCTTCGCCTACCTTCTGCTGCTCCTGTTCCAGCTGCACCAGGTTCTGAATGACGGGCGCAATGCTGTCGCCGTAGCTAGTCAGCTTGGCCTGCGTCTGCTCATAGGTCAGGCCCGCTTCCGCACCTGCTTTGTTGATGGCCTGCTGAAAGCCGACGATCTTCATGCGCTGCTGCTCATAGGCGGGGCTGTCCTGCGTCAGGTTCTTTTGCTGCAGCTCCAGGCGCTTCATCTCCGCAATCAGCGGCTCAATGGCCCCGCCGTAGTTGCCCACATTCCGGACAAACAGGCCCATGCCGGCATCAGTCGTTTTGAGCGTGCCGCGTAGCTCATCAATGACCTTGGCCAGTGCCTGCGTTTCCTCGGTGCTGTTGTTCGCCGAGCCCGCTAGCTGCTGGTACTGGCGCTGAGCTAAGCTGAGCTGGGCTTGCTGCGCTTGGTAGGAGTCGGCTACGCCCTTCGTGGCGGTGCTGTACAACTCCAGATTCTTACTTAGTGCCGTTTGTTCCTGGCGCTGCTTCTTGAGCTGGTCATTGAGCGCTACGGTTTGCCGCGCAAAGGCCGCATCATCAACGCTGCCCACTTTGCGGGCGGCATTCAGCTCCCGCTGGGCAGCCCTGGTTTTCTCGATATCTAAGACCAGCTGCTTGAGCCGGTCATTCGTCTTCCCCTCATCAAGTTGCACACGCAACAAAACTACCTCAGATGCATCAGCCATCGGGTTTTAATTTTTGTATTTCTAAATTGAGAAAAGACGCAATTGGCAAGTAGTCAGAATAGCATTCGCCACTACCATTGAAGACTTGTTTAGGCTTGTATTTTATATTTTTAAATTCTCTTTTTATATGGTGTTCTAAATTCCATATATACTCTGCATCTCGCGACTCAATAATTAATAATTCGATTAATGTATAATTAGCATCTAACCTTCCGCTAAAGCGCTTAGATATATCCTGTGATGTTATACCAACTTTATAAAAAACCTCGCCTTCTCTTTCCAGCTGTATCAAGTACAACTTAGCTATTCTATTAGCGGAAAGAGCAAGCCACCGCGTTTTAGTCCATCCAGAAAGATTCCTAGGCTGGCTTCTTGCGCAACGCATACAGCCACTTCCTGTTAAATGCGCATGCGCCCTTTGCTCGAATGCGCCATGCAAAGCGCAGGTAATAGTAATCTTCTCTTTCATGCCAAATGTTTGTGGCAACAAAGCGTAAGAGTATTTATTACCGTGTACCTCTTTGAATTTCAAAACGAATTCATCGGGGCTTAGCTGTCCTGCGCATTTGGGGCAACCTGTACCATTTACATGGTTATGATATTTAGGATTAAATACTCCATGATCAGGGCACAGCACTGGTATATTATCGGTTGCCCTGAATACACTAGGCAGTAGGCTATAGTCATATTTGCCATTATGCACAGAAACAAGCCGTGCTATTTTTTCTGCTGTCGGAATTAATGGAGGGGCTCCCTTCTGCATGCCAGGCCTGGGGCCTCGTTTTACAGGTACAGTACTTGCTGCTTCATTTGGCTTTTTCATGCTATCAATATAGCAAATAAAAACTGTACTCACAGTAGTACGGTTATTCCAACTGTACTCGCAGGAGTACTACTTCGGAAGCATCAGCCATTAGGATTGTGTTTTAGCAGGAGCCGGGTAATGGGGTACGCGCACGAGGCGACCCTGGGCAATGTCGTTGAGGAACGGCGTGAGGAAGGAGTTGAGCGGAATGCCTTCCGCAGCAGCTAGTTCCTTGAGGCGTTTGACCGTGTTTTTCGGCGGATTGACTTCCATAGAAAAATAATCCCGGCACCCTGCCGGTGGTATGCCGGTGAAGTTCCGGCCTTATTTGCACTGCCCCAAGAAGTGGAGATTTCTTTGTTGCAACGCCCCCAATAGGCGCCCGCAACATGCCCGAACTCGTCATTCCCGTACCCGAAAACATTGGCCCTGGCGGTATCGACTGGGACTTTTTCGAGTGGATACCCTCCTTTACCGTGGAGGATATTCGCATGCACTTGCAGTACGCCGAATACGAGGGCATTGAGGTAGATAGCATCCTACTGCAATTCGGCATCTGCTACGGTGGCTCGGTGCGCCACGCGTTGGAAATTTACAACTACCTGCGCGGCCTGGGGCTGCCCATCCGCGCCCACGTGCTCAGTATTACGGCCAGTTCCGGCACCATCGTCGCCTTAGCTGCTGACGAGATAGAGATGGAGCATACCGCGCAGTGGATGGTTCACCGCCCGCTCTATCCCAGTGGTACCTACTCGCAACGGGCGGAAGATCTGCGCGCCGACGCCGACCGCATTGACCGGGACGAGCAAGCCATTGTGGATGTGTACGTGGCTGCTTCCGGCAAGAGTGAGCAGGAGGTGCGTCAGCTGGTGAGCGTAGACCGCTTTATGACCGCTGCGGAAGCGCTTGACTTTGGATTCGTCACGAAGGTCAACCCGCTCAAGTCCAAGGCCCCAACCAAAGTAGAGGCTCAGGCCAAGCTCAAGCATTTCAAATTGGCCGTAGCCCGCGCCGATAAGCGCACTGTGCACGCCCTCAATACGCCTAAACCCAAGGCGGCTGCTTCGCGGCCCGCCGCTAACGCTTCCCCTAAACCTATGGCCAAGAACGCCACCCCGGCCGCTGCTAAGACAGCCGCCAAGAAAGTTACGCCCCTTACTGCCGAGCAGAAAGCCAATGCTAAAATCGTAGCTGACTTGGCCAAAAAGCTTGGGGTAAAAGCCACCATTGATGGTGCCGCTGATACCACCGAGGTAACCGCTGAAGCTACGGCTACCGTGCTGGCGGATGGTGCCGGTACGCTCTATACCGATGGCCCACTGGCCCAAGGCAAAGAGGTGTTCAACGATGAGGCCTTGAGTGTCGCCACGGCCGATGCCACTTATGAAGCCGAAGATGGCCGCGAAATCGTGGTGGCTGGCGGTGTTGCGGAGTCGGTAAGCGATGCGTCCGATGAGGGCGAAGCTCCTACGGAGGCAGCTGCTACCACTACGGAAGCTATTACGGCTGCCGTAACCGCTGCCATTGCGCCTCTTACCCAGCGTCTGGACACGATGGAGGCCAAGTTTAACAAGACCGTGCCGCCTACGCCCCGCCCGTCGGCCCGTGCTAGTGCTGCCCCCCAGGTGGACACGAAGAATAGCAACACGCCCCGTCCGAAAGCTGCTCACCACGCTGGCCTGTAGCCTGTCGGCTAAGCGTCCTCTCGCTTTTTCTTCTCTCGCCTTTTACCTGTTCGTGTTATGTTCTTCGAGAATATTCCCTCTTACCGGCCCCCAGTAGCCGTTGTGACCATGCCCGCCCGCAAGATTCCTACGCTCCAGGAGCTAGGTATTCGGGTAGTGGAAAACATCAAGACCAGCGTGCTCATGCAGGGCCTGCTGGCTAAAAACAAGGTGACCGTCCGCGACACCGGTTGCGGCGAATTCCAGGGCACCGGCGCGCTGGCCACCTTCAAGACCAACGAAATCAGCGTTGATCCGCTGATGGCTCAGGATGAGGACTGCGCCGAAACCTTCGTTAATACCATCCTGCAAGGCATGCTCAACGCGGGCCACGCGACAGATTCTGACCTGACTGGTACGGAAATCGAAACGCTGGTACGTGCTTATGCCGAGGGTGGTATTGCCAAGGTGCCCGTGGGCAATCAGCCCGAGTTTGCCAACCTGCTGGACTTGGCCTTGAACGACCAGGTAAACCCGGTGGTGTACGGTGATGCCCTGCGCATTTGGATGCTCGGCGACAAAGCCAGCGCCAGCAAGGACTACAACCAGACCAACGGCTTGCGCAAAAAGCTGCTGGCTGCTGCGCCCACGGCCGGCGCCACGGGTGCCACCGGTACCTACCGCGGTGCTGCTATCGACTACGCCGCGCTGAAGGCTGACCCGAAGAAAATCTTCGAGGTGCTGGAAGACCTGGTAACCAACTGCTCGGATGAGCTGCAGGATGTGGATGATGCCCAGAAAGCCATCTACCTCACCAAGAGCCTGTACCGTCTGCTCAAGTTTGCCTATGCGCCCGCTGACGGTGAAAACTCGCAGAAGCTGGAGTACGAGAAGGGCACCCGCACCTACTACTACGACGGCATTGAGATCAAGGAACTCAAAGTGTGGGAGCAGTTCATGAAGCTGGACTTCTCTACTGCTTCGCCTCACCTGGCTTTGTACACAGCGCCCAAAAACCTGATCTGGGCTACGGACCTGGAGTCGGATATGACGACAGCCGAGTTCAAGTACGAGGCTCGCACTCGCATCAACTGGTGGCGTGTGCTCTTCCGCCTCGGCTCGGGCTTCGCCTACGACATCCTCGTATCGTTCGCGGTCTAGTCTGCTACTGAATCATTCGTGAAACCCGCCCTAGGTGCAGCAACGCCTAGGGCCATTTCGAAAGGAGAACCGAACTCATGGCAGAAGATATCTGCAACCGCATTTCCAAAAGTGTCACCAGCTCCAAGTGCGGCAAGTCAGGTGGCATCAACCGCAACAGCTGGGTATTCCAGCAGGACCAGTTCACCGGCGCCGAAACCCTCAACAGCACCACGGGTGCGCTCTCGGGCTTTGGCCTGAAGGCGGGTGAAAAGGGCATTAAGGCCGTAGGCCGGCCCAAGCGTGGCAGTGGCGCCAACAAGTCCAACACCACCGACAACGGCAGCACCGAGGTAGAGCAGACGCTCATTCAGGAGTACCGCTACAAGGACCAGATCGGGCTCAACGCCCTGACCGAGTTCCTGAAGGCCGATGCCAAAGTCGTGTTTCAGGAAACGGCGGGTGGTGATATCCGCGTGTTTTTCAAGAAGTACGGCAGCGAAACCAGCACAGGCGAAGACGGGACGGGCACGAATCTGACGGATGATAACAACATCATGAAGACCACGCTCACCGGCAAGGAAGACGACTTCCCGATGTTCTTCGAGGCGCCCGTTTCGGGTGGCCAGAGCCAGCTGGCGGCTTCCCGCGCCTACCTGGATGCCCTGGTAACGGGTGCGGAGGTAGTAGAGGAGCCTGTTCCCTAAGCCGTGGCTGTCGCTTACACTGCCGAAACGCTAAGCCGGGTGCAAGCCTGGCTTAGCCTCTCGCTCTCCAAGCGGCACACCAACGCAGGCAAAGCCGAATTACACGCGCTCTACGCGCTCATCACCGGCGGCTCTGCGGCGGGCTGCACCAACTGCAATTATTCGGGCTACGTGGGCATCCTAGAAGCTTACGAACGCCAAGCCCTTCGCCTTTTACATCCTGAACTCATGGCAGATTCTAATTACAGCCTCGCTCCCGGCTTTGAAAACGAGCAATTCGTGCACGAAAAATTCAGCTCGGTGGTAACGGCCGACAACCTGACCGACGAAGCCGCGGAATTCTTCATTAAAAACGGCTTTGAGCACGCTTTCGTGAAGAAAGAAGCAGCCAAGTCAGAGCCCAGCCAGCCGCGGCTGACCGAAAAGCAGCAGGCCGTAGCCGATTACAAAGAATTGTTCGGCGAAGAGCCAGATGCAGCCAAGACTGCGAAAGAGCTGAAGGAGCTGATTGCCGCCAAGAAGGCTGAGCTCGACCTGCAGGACTAAGCTAGTCCCCTCTCAACCACGAAAAAGGGCCGCTGCTACTTGAGTAGCGGCCTTTTTCTTTCCCCACTGCCAGACGACATTCCCCATGGCTAAGCGCCGCCGCACTTCTACCGTTTCCCTGCTTCGCGTTGGCGCTCCTTCCTCGGTTCTGAATGCGCCGGCCATCCCTGCGGGTGGCCCCGGCGAAAAGCTCAAGCTCGTGAGCTGGGGTGCTAGTGACCAGCTGCCCCAGGAATGCCTGCGCATCCTCTACGACTCGGGCACGGCAGAAGCCTGCGTGACGCGCATTGCCCAGTTTATTGGCGGCAAAGGCTTTGCCTCGGAGGCTACGGCGACCATGCGGGCCAACGATGAGCAAACGCTCAATGATCTGCTAGCGGAGGCCAAGCACTACGCCGGCGCAGGCCTCGGCGTGGCCCTCGTAGTACGCTACACCTACGGTGGCCAGCGTGGTGATGTGTTTGTGGAGCCATCGGACTGCCTGCGGCGGGAAAAGGACGGACTAGGGCGCTTCGTAGTGAATTACGGGCTGAGCGAGGGGAAACGCTCGGCTGCTGATAACCGGGTGTATCTGCCCTTCAACCCGCTGGCTTCGGAGGAGGAGATTGCGGAGGAGGTGCTGGCTGCCGTGCAGTCGGAGGCCGGGTATTGGGGGCACCTGGTCTTTTCCTTTGAGGCGCGGCCCGGGCGCACCCAGTACCCCGTGCCGAGCTACTACGCCGCCAAAGAAGACCTGGAGACGGATGCGGCCCTGGCCCGCTTCGATAAGAAGCAGGCCAAGAACGGCTTCTTTCCCGATGCCGTGATGACGGTTATCGGAGCCAAGTACAGCCCCGAGGCTGATCCGGACTTCGTGCCTGGCGAAGGCCAGACGATGGATGACGCGCCCGATGTGGAGTCGCCGGACCTGCTCGACATCAAGAAGGGCGTGAAGGCCATGAAGGGCAGCGAGTCCGAATCCTCGGTGCTGGTGCTGGCCGTGGAGAAAGAGGAGGAGGCGCCCAAGATTGACTTCATCGACAAGGGCCCCAACTCCAAAGGCCTGACCGACATGCGCAACCGCATCACGGGCGCGGTGTGCCGGCACATGGGCGTACCGCCGGTGCTCATCGGGGTGGCCGAGGCGGGCATGCTGGGCAATAATCAACAGATCGTCAACAGCATAAAGCTGTTCAACCTGACGGTAGAGCCGGCCCGCGCTTCCATTATTGCCCCGCTGGCTAAGCTGTATCCAGAGCTGTCGGACTGGAGCGTGAAGCCGCTGAACCCAGTGGACTACCTCGATCCGACGGTGGCGGGCAAAATGACCGATGATGAAATCCGGGCCTTCGGTGGCCTGCCTGAGCTGGAGAAACCACAGTCGACGGATGCCGAGCGCACCCTGCAGGCCCTGGCTGGTTTGCCCGCGCTGGTAGCCAACCAGGTGCTGGCCGATATGACGCCCGATGAGCGCCGCGGCTTGATTGGCCTAGGCCCGAAAACTACTCCTACTCCTACGCCTGCTACATGAGCCAGCTACCCATCACCAAAGCCGACTTCAAGGACTTGACGCCGATGTCACAGAACGTGGCTGACGCGCTGATTCAGCCCTACATCTTGGAAGCATGGGAGTATGATTTGGAACTGCTAACAGAAGCGGAACGGGCTGCGCTGCTGACCACCCGCGCCAACTGGTCGGCCCTGTTTGAGAAGCTGTTTGCTGAAAAGATTCGCCCTCTGTGGGTACTGGAGGCCTACCGCCGCTTTCTGGGCATGCACGGTATTCACGTTACCCCGAATGGCATTGAGTATATGGCCGCCGACACGCAGGCCATCAGCCGCACCGAGCGGGTAGAGCTGAAGGCGGATGCCGAGGCCAAGGCTTCTATTCGGCGGGGTCGGCTAGAAGCAGCGCTACGGGTGTATCGGGGCACAGTAGCGACTACCTGCAGTCCAACCCGCCGCAAGCGGGGCCGCGGTGGGGTCCAATTCATTCCCGTCTAGCTACATCATCTTCTTATTCTAGCCCTCTATGGCTTCCCGCTCCCAGCACAAGCAACGCATTCGACTTGTATTTAAAGTAGTACCCGGTGGCCCGGCCGACGTAACGCGCAGTGCTCCCGTCATCAGTGCCCTGGATGGCATTATTGACGACTACGCGCTGAAAAGCGAAATACCCCAGAACGTAGGCTTTACTACCATCACGGAAGGCCAGTACGGTACCCATCCGGAATTCACGAATCAGAATGACGTGAATGCCTTTCTCCTGCAGCAAGTGGCTAATGGTGTAGCCGTGACGGTGCCGCCGGCCCCGAAGGGTGCGCAAGTAGACGACGTAGGAAATATCTTCTCGCACCTGGCCGTGCCCGGCTATGCTTCGGCTTCCGACTACGAGCTGGAAAAGGCTGACGTAGCCGCAGGCTTCAGTACGCCGACGGATATCTACTCGCAGGGCGGGCGCATTTACTATCCCGGTATCACCGGCCCGCATAGCGTGGGCTCGGTGCGGGCGCGCGTGAAGGCCAGCGGTGGCAGGCCCGCCGGAGAGTTCGTGAGCAATGCCACGGCCTTCACGGGGCCAGTGGTGGTGCCTGGTCCTACGCTGACGCAGGCGCAGCCTGCCAGTGGCATGGTGGGCACGCAGGTAGTATTGACTGGCACCAACCTGACGGGGGCGCTGGTCGCCTTCAATGGCACGGCCGCAGCACCCGTCAGCGTTACGGCGACCCAGATCGTAGTACCCGTACCGGCGGGCGCCACGTCGGGCAACATTACGGCGACGACCAGCGCGGGCACGGCGACGCTCTATTTCACCGTTACGGTACCGGCGGCAAACATGCTGCCTACGGCCAATGCGGGCGCGGATATCACGCTGCAGCTGCCTACCAATCAGGTAGCGCTACTGGGTACGGGCTCAGACAGTGATGGCACTATCAGCTCGTACAGCTGGGCCCAGATCACCGGTCCTAATAATGCTACGGGCATGCCCGCTTCCACACAAAATGTTGTGGTGAGCGGCTTGGTCGCGGGCATCTATCAGTTTCGCCTGACCGTTACCGACGATAAGAACGGGCAGAAAACGGATGATGTATTGGTGACGGTAAATGCCGCTACCTCTGTCCTGGCTGCTGGCCTGACGCTTCCCAGTGGCAGCACGGTTGCGGTGGGTGGCGCACTGGCCTTTACTGCGACAGCTAGCGGAGGTACTAGCCCCTATGAACTGCTGGTGCAGGCAGAAAATACTAACACAGGGCAAGTAATCCAGGTGTATGCAGGTAGTGGCGCTTCTTATTCTGGCAGTTGGACACCCACTGTTGCGGGCTCCTACGCTCTGACTAACACGGTAACTGACAATACAGACACCATTAAAATCTCGCCGGTGCGTACCGTAACGGTTACGGCTGCTCCAGTGCAAGCCGGCCCCGGTATTGCCGCCACGTTCCCGAACGATGGTCTTGTTACCTATTCATTCGACGCTGCTAGCGAGGAGCCAAGAATGTACGCGGGCGTGCTAGGCAATCAGCGGCTAGTCAACAACTTCACTTACACGGATAGAGTGGCCGGGCGATCCGTACGCGACCCCAACGTGTTAGAGCGCTACACGGCAGCTGGTGGCTTTGCTCAGGTAATGGTGCACACCAACATTATAACCGGGCAATTCTATAATAATACCGGACACTTTGCGCTGGCAGTTAGCCCTTCCGGAAACGGGCGCGACTGGAAATTCTTGAAAAATCTGGTCGTTTCTACGGACCCGTTGGCTACGAGCTGGAGTCCTAAACTGACCGTTATTAATGGCCAGGACTATATTATTTACGCCCACTCAACTAATGAGAAAAAAGAGCCTACGAATTATGAGGAGGTGATGTATTTCCAGATTTGGGCGGTTCCAGTAAATAATTTATTCTCCTCTAATCCAACAGTAGGCACCCCAGTCAAAATAACTGGCTCTTCATTTCCAGTAGATATTATTGACCCGTTCTTGTATTTCAAAGATGGGCTGTATCACCTGTTGTTTAAAAATGAAGCAACGGATAAAATAGGCCTCTGTACTTCTTCGCAGCCGTTTACTGGCTACGGTGCCGTAACGTACCCTAATGTAGCTAATCAGGCTATTGAGGGTATTTCACGCTATGTGTTCGGTAACGACGAATTGTTTACCGCCGATCTATACGGCTCTACAGGGGTAAACTATTTCGGGGCTAATGCCGCATTCAACACGTTTACCCCCCTAAACCCGTTGGCGGGCAATGGAATAATCGTGCGACACAATTCGCTGTGGCCCGCTGGTAGACCTGATTTAATTGTAGTGCCCAAGGTGGCAACTCCAGGGGTGCCCTACGCCGGTATCCGCATTACGGGCAGTAATGAAACAACAAACAGTATAGACCTAGCTGTCGCGGGCATATTAACTACACCCGTAGCACAAGCCACGGCCATTACGCTGCAATTCTACGATAACAGTATCAGTGGGGGCGCGCTGTTCAACGACAATAACAAGGACGGTGGGCTCTATACCATTACGGTTCCCGCCGGGCAGACTTCCTATATCCCACCCGCCTTGCAAGCCGTGGGCAAGGTGAAGAAAGCCAACCGATATGAGGTGGGCTGGAAGGTGTTGAGCACGGACAACCCCTCCGTTTCCATTGACCCGCAAACGGGGCAAAGCTCTTTCGTGGTGAGCGCACAGGGTACGCTTTCCGGCTCGCTGCCAACGCTAACAGTTACCGGAACATTAGGAGCGCAAACGGCCGATACGCAGAATGTTAACCTTGATTTCCAGGTGTCTACTCCATTTACGGTGGATACACAACTCTACCTTCAGGTTACGGCTGATGGCGTGTTGAACCTCTATCCAGAGAGCGACCCTAATAACCCTACGCCACTCCTATTCCCAGCTGGGCAGACGCACTTCACCCCATCCTATCCTTACCCCCGAAAGGCGGGTGCGGACTACAACTATGTACTGCGCATCCGAAGCACAGGCCAGTACACCACGGGCAATCCTGACAGCTTACTGCTGGTGATTCCCGCCAAGTAAGCCCCATACTCTCTACCTGGTACGCTCGGCACTGCTACGGTGGTGCTGAGCAAGTAGCCCGCTTGCCTCTCGCTTCTCTGTGCCCGTCTGACCAACGCCTAGCACCATGACCTATTCGATCTGCCTACCACGCTACACCCCTCGCTACCCGCTGCTCTGGCCTCCGCCCAGCTGGCAACAGGTGGTAGCTGGCTTACCTCTTCTCCCAACCCCGTTTCTAGCTGCCTGTATCGCCGTGCTTCCTACTTATACCCTCTCTGTTGTGCTGCTGGATGCTGCGTTGGCCGTGCCGAACGTGGTAGTGGGGGGATTCATCACCGTGAGCTTGGCTTTCGTGCTGTGGTTTATTAACCGCAACCAGGCCACGACGGACGCCACGAATAAGGATACGAAGGAAGCGGTGCTGGCCCTGACCAAGCTGGTCACGGAAATGCGCATGGAGCGCAAGGAAGATCGGGTTGTCGTCGATTACCTGAAAGAGCGGCAGGATAAGCTGGAAGAAGAAAATGAAGTCCTACGCAAAAGCGTGCATGCCTTCGATGTCTTCATCGAAGTGCAGAAGGCTAGTGGAAAATTCAAACCCAATTCTTAATACATATGCAATCCTCTCTTTTCAAGCGCCTCATCAGCTCACTACGTAGCAACTGGCTCACCTTTCTGATTTTCTTCACCATTGGCCTCGGCGTGCTCTATGGCCAGCAGGTATTGCTGCAGGTAACGGCTGCCCTCAACGGCGTAGACCTGCACCAGGTAGCGCAGAAAGCACCCGACAACATGACCAGCGCCGAGGTTGATACCGTGAAGCAGGCTAGTGGCTGGGTGCCAGCGGGCACCGGGAGCAAGTTCCTTTTTGCCGCTGGGTACTTCTTTCTGTTTATAGGCCTCGTATGGCTGGCTCAGAGCATCACAGCAAAGCCTGCCAAGCGATGGGCGAAGAAATACTATGCCCGCGAGTTCGGCTACCTAAGCGGGTACGAACGGTTCAAGGAATACCAGCAAGGCCGCTGGCAGCTCATTGCCTTGGCCTGCGCTTCCATCATTGCGGCTGCGCTTATTGTATAACAAAAAAATAGCGCCATTGCATCTGGTTGAAAATGCTTTTAGTGACCACTGAAGGCCTTTTTAACAAAAAAAATGCGCGGCTGCATTTTATGACAAGTGATATGACAACAAGAGTGCACCACCGCTTTATCTGGCGCGTGCTAGGCTTCTGGCTGTTCTACTCCTTGGTGGCAGTGTGGGCTGCTCAAGCCCAAACCAGCCGGGCATTACAGGCCCAGAACGCCGCCTGTACAACCCAATGGCTCACCGCTAACCTCTGGATACGGGAGGCCACCGGCCGCAACGATGGCCCAGCAGTTACCCGAATTATTCTGGAAAACGGCGGGGTACGCGGCAACGAGTGGTGCGGCTTCACCCAGGCCGAAGCACAAAAGCGCTGCGGGCTTCCGAGGCCGAAAGGTGCTGGCGGCTCCTATAACTGGTTCCTCGACTCCAAGCGCAACGTGCTCAAGGGCAAGGTGGGCAGCTTTGACAGTGTACAGGTAGGCCACAAGATTGGCATTTACTCTGCCAGCCGGGGGCGCATTGCGCACATTACGGCCTGCGTGGAGTTGGCCCGAGCCGTGCGCAAGGGTCGGCCCGCGCGCGGGGCTTGGTGTATAGGTGGTAATGAGGGGCGGGGTACTAATGCCGGTATGCACCGCACGTTTTACGCTGCCACCGACATCTACGCGGCGGCTAACTGGAATTACTGAGATGAAGCATTATCTACTCTTATCCGTCATGCTGAGCGTAACGGCCTGCGCGCTACCCAAGGGCACTGCAGCTCCCGGGCAGGAGCCCGTTGATGTGGCCTTGTCCCAGCTAGACTACCAGCGCGACCAGCCGCATAAAGCAGCCAATTATTTGGAAAGTAATATTTCCAACCCCTCATCTGACTTGGGCAAAGAACACAGTTCGAACATCGCTGCAAAACCTGCTTCATTAGCTCCAATCAAAGAGAAGGGTTTTCTTAAATCAGCAGTTTCGAAAGTAGCCTCGGTGTTTGCTTCATCGGGAAAGTTCAAGAACAAAGGCACCATAATCATTCAAGAAGGCACAGGCAACACCGCGGCTGTGCCCTCGAAGACCGAAGCCCCCGTGCAGCTGGGCCAGCAGAACAAAGCCACCGACAACCGCGAAGCCGGCGCCGATGGTGGGGCCGCTGGCATCGGCAAGGGCAACACACCTTCGGTTAGTGTAAAGGAGGTAGGCCCGCCTTGGTACGTGTACGCCGTGCTGGTGCTGGCCAGTGCTACGGGCGGCTGGATACTTCGCAATCATGCCAGCAAGTGGGCCTGGGTACCGGCCCGCTGGAAGCTGGCCTAATAGAATCGTAGGCGGTGTTCACTTGGTGGTGGCCACTGCCTACGGTAACCCGAATGGCTGCGCAGCCATGCCGAGGTTTGTATCGGAGGGAAGCCGGGACTGCAGCCCGGCTTCTTCGATTAAATGATTTTATCTAATAAGAAGTATAACTAATAAAAGTCATCGAATTTGAGGACTTTCTCTACCTTGCAGCCCTCCCCCAATTCCATAACGACAAACGAAAGCCCTGGCTACCCCAAGTAGTTCAGGGCTTTTACTTTATCTGTGTGAAGAAGATTCTCTTTAGATTAGCAGAATGGAAGATATAACTCAGGATACCCCGCTAGATCAGTTTATCGCTTCTGTCACTCCAGCAATTCAAGCTTACTTTGAATCAGAAGGCTTGGGCAGTGATGCTTCGATAGAAGCAGAAGGCAGAGCAAAAGCGTTCGGTCAGTCGCTCCAAGCCGTAGTAGCCTCTCGCCAGCAGCGTACTGAGAAAGCTCCCAGTATCTTCGATAACGGCACCTATTTTTCCATCGACGAAAATAATCAGGCTAGAATCTACTAGTAGCCTTTCTGTTAATAAAAAAGCCCCATCTACTGTAGTAGGTGGGGCTTTTTTATTATCGAGAGTTTCTTCTAGCGGCGCACCACGGTAGCGGTGCCAAGTGTGCCAGGAAGTAGCATAGTAGTAGGTGTTAAAGGTGATACCTATCCACGTTTACGCATAAGGTTACTTGAGTGTTACCTATAATCATAACAATAATTAATATAAACTTTTAGGTAATTATTAGGTTGTTCTGTCCCTTGCCTAGGTGTATATATAAACTTTCCTAGAGCTATTTTAATTATATTAACAGTGAGGTAGATTCATGATATACAATCATTTAACCCACTCACTATCATGGCACACACCTCTACTTTCGCCCTCACCATGCTACTAGCTGGCACCCTGCTGACCTCGGCTTGTGACAAGCAATCCGACGTAGCTCCCAGCCAGCCAAGCGCCAAGGCCACTAAAGCTATCCTGCTGCCTGGTCAACTCAGCCCCGTTGCTATTGGGCAATACTGGAATCATGGTCCAGAGGTAACTGGCCTACAGTGTTATGCCCCAGCAAAACTGGTCTCATCCCGCATCACTGATAACGTGCAGGTGGACACCTATGAAGGAAAGGTAGTGGACTGCATCCCAGCTGAGCGGCTGGTATACAACACCACCTATACCGTGCAAACGCAGCCAGAACTGGCCGTAATACGCTGCCATACCGTAACCGAAACGGATGGCACAATCACGATACGGGCTAATTACAACATGAATGCTAGCCGGTAGAGGCCATTACACGGCAGCAAAAAGACCTGTACCACAATGTGGCACAGGTCTTTTTGCTGCCGTGGCTACGCCAAATATTCCGCTACTGCTTGCTGCAGCGTGATAGTAGCACCAGGCCACTCGGGTATTTCCCGGCTGATCTTCTCGCCGCTGAGCAGCAGCACCTTCATGTCATCATCTCGGCGGGTAGAGGTGCCGAGGCAGGTGCTGGCATCCTGACCGAATGCTTGAAAGATGGTGTGGATAAGGTCCGCGACCTTCACCAGTGGCGCCCGTCCTACGGTGTAGAGGCCCGGTGTATAATCTCCTTCCGCTAGTAAGCGGCACAGGGCCACAATATCTAAGGCATGGATATACTGCCGCTCCTGCTGGCCTGAGCCAAGTGTTACCTCTTCGCCGTTGGCTAGGGAGCGCACTAGGTATGGCACTAACCGGCTGCTCTCCCGGTCTTTCGCCCCAAGCATGGCCGGCAGCACCAAGTGGTAGGCTTTTATTTTCAGCGGTGTTTCTCCAATGAACCGGGTAAGGATGCGCTTGGAGGCTGTGTAATTGTTAGCAGAAGGCCGCGTAGAATGCACGAGGCTTTCCTCTGTTACCGGTTCGGGGCTATCCGTGGCGCCTATTTCGAAGCTCGTACCAAAGCTGATCCACTTGCCCGGCCATCCTGCGTCTTCTAGCTCAGTCAGCAAACGAAGAGGCAGCAGCGCATTGATAGCGTAGCCCATGGCGTTGCTTTCGCCCTTAGCCGACTGGACACCGGCACCAGCTGTGTAAAAGATGCACTCTGCCTGCATCAGTTGCTCAGTAGAGGGTAGGGAATCCGGATAGTTAAAGTAGTGAAACGCATGCTGGTGGCCAGCTGAACGCCGCCCAAACAAGATCAATTCGTGCTGAGGGGCTAGGCCTTCAATCAGGTATTCCGCTAGTAGGCTGTTAGAGCCAATAATGGCGATGGTCATATAAGTATCTAAACAGGAAGTTATGCTTACACTGGTCGCCCATTGTACCCAGTATATCTTTCAGAGGTGTTAAAAGAAGTATTCAGCCTATGCATACTCCCATATGCCTTGCCAGAACCAATACTGTCTTTAGTAACACCGGGATGTTTTAACACTACATTTTCAGACAGTCTTTTATTGTCTTGATTATTTGAATAAACGGCCTCAAGGTTAGGTTGATTACTTAATTCGATGCCTTTAAAAAAGTGGTTGCCAGCAACATCAAGACAATGAAGCGTGAATTTGATGCTAAACTGGGCGTTCTGTGGTGTTTGTATATAACACAGTCTTTCCTCATCAACAGCAAACGAGTGTGAGGAACCCTTAAAGAATATAGGGGAGCAATTCAGCATCCCATTGATTACTAAGTATTCGAAGCAAATGTCATTTGCAGCTGCATTGAGTGACTTGATTCTATAAGTATATTCATCAACGCTATTAGCAGTATTTTTCTCAACAAATGAGAATTCAACGAAAGGTCTTATTTCTCTCGCTGCTCTATTAGACTCTATTCTAAATAACTCAAACTGGGATTTATTCACAGCAGCTTGAGCTTGAAGCGACTTAACAACAAAGAATATCCCAACGACAGAAGCTCCGAAACTGAGCCAATCAGTTAAAGAAGTGTCTTTTAAAATTGGTTCTGAGCCTAATGCTGGCCTAGTAATTAAAAAGGCAATGACACAAATTGCCATAACGGAAAAGCACACCAATGCTTCTTTAACAGACATATACTAATCAATCTAAAACGAACTCCAAGCTGACCTTAATTCGTCTTCAAAGTACACATCCCAGTACTCATTATCCAACCGGTACACGGGCCTGCGTATCCGGTCATCACACAGCAGCGAGCCGCGCCACGTCACTTGCCATGCGATCTGCGGGTCACTCTTCACCCGCACCACATTGCGCAGGTCGTACTGGTAGCGAACAAAGGGAGGCATTTAAAAAGCACTCTTAGTCCCTACGTACCGCCAAGGTGCATGCAGTGAGTCGCGTTCAAACATCATGTGGCATACGGAGATAGACTGGTCGAGCATCTCGTCTCCTGTGGATTCACGCCACCGCTGCACATGATCTTCCTCGTCTAGTAGGGTGACTTCAGCATGCAGATCTTTTAAGTACGTGCTCGCTTCTAGCCGCTGTAAGGCCTGGGCTATTTTCTCTGGACTGGGCGTAATCATAAGCTTAGCGTTTGCGCTGGCGGCGTGCATCTAGCTGTTCTCGGCACCACACTATAGCCTCAAATGCTTCTGCTGTAAGCACTACAACGGAAAACCATATACGATTCCGAATAATCTGGTTATCAACTGTATCAATAAACCCTTCTGCCCGCATCTTCTCTGCCTCCTTTGGGTCAATCAAGCGGGTGAAGTGCATCTGATATTCTCCGGCTGGAGTAACTATCATGGCAATCCGCCGATTGTGTAATCGTCGTTGCACCCCTCGCATATATTGGGTGTTCTCTGGCAACAGCATTCCGATAGGCATGGCTAATTATTTTGGCTTTTCACAATCTTACTAACAAAGCTAGCAAAAGCCAAAACGTACGCTACTTACCCCATCGAGTCAAAACCAGCATCCCCTGTGGCAGCTGGCCCAGCCTTGTGCCACTGCTCAGGCGTGGCGGGCGTCCAGTCTACACCATCCGTTCCCGTTGCTGCCCCTCCCCTATCCAGCCGCATGGGTGCAATATCTAGTGGGCTTGTACGCGGGGTGCCGAATACGCGCTCGATATCCTCGGCAATTGTACGGTCCAAGATGCGCGCGTATATTTTCTCGGTGATACGGATACTCTTGTGGCCTAGGATTTTGCTTACTACCTCCATCCGGACGCCCGCATTGAGCAGCAGCACGCCGGCGGTCTTCCGCCCAATGTGCGTGGTAAGCCGCTCGACAGATAGTCCGCAGATAGCCGCTACCTCTTTTAAGTGCACATTGTACTTGGCATTGCTGCGCACGGGTAGCTGCTGGTCGCACAAGGTCAGGATGCGTTCGGCCTCGGGCAGCAATGGTACCAAGCACTCATAGGAATCCATCATCGTGGATTTTTGCCGGGTAATGCGCAGCCACCGCCGGCCATCCGTGCCGCGCTCAATATCCCGAGGCAAGCGCAGGTTACATAAGTCAGCGTAGGCCAGGCCAGTCCAGCACTGAAATACGAAGCACCACGCGGCAGAGCGCAGGGCCTGGAGCTGAAATGGGTAATAGCTGATGCGGCCCAGCTCCTCGGTATCGAGAAACACTAGCTCCTTATCCTTGCCCTTCCGGAACTCATAGCCGTTCATCGGGTTGGCCCGCAGAATTTCCCGACGCACACCCCAGAGCAGTACCTGCTGCACCGCCCCCAGGGACTTCTGCGCGTAGTCGTGGCCATTGTGCTCAGCAACCCGGTGCCAATGCACGTAGGCATCACAGTAATTCAGCGTAAAGCTCTCGGGCCGCAGCGTCAATTCACCCCGCGCTTTCAGAAACTTCGCTAGGGCCCGGCGCCGGGTGCGGTCAACGCCCAAGGTAGTGGCTGAAATCTCGGTGCCTACCAGCCCGGTCCGCTCCTCAATGAAGGCATCGAATAATTCCAGCAGGCTGAGCCGGCTGCCCGTTGATTCCTTATAGCGCTTCACCAGGCCTGCGGCCGTGAAGTTGATCTTGTCACGGTTGTACTCGCTGCGGTAGCCTTCGAAGACGTTGCGAATTCTGGTCAGCTCATTGTTGCCGAGCTGGGCCGACTCGGTGCGACCCTTTAGCACTTGCCCGCCGGGGTTCCAATTCTTTGAGAACACTTTAACGGAGGTGGCGAACGGGAGAGCTTCTACCTTATCAACAGTCACGCGGCAATAGAGCGTACCCTCCCGGTCGGGGTGGCGCACATTCTTGCGCAGGATGAAACGAACGAACAT